ACCTCTTGCCAATTTCGGCGGTCCGCATGGCCGTGTAACCGTATTCATCACCCAGCCGTTTGGCCTGTGTCACCGTCTCGGTGACGTGGTCATGGTAGCGTTCGTATTCGGCAATATGCTCCCGCAATTGCCCACCGACGTAATCCATATCGCGGGTGAATTCTTCCAGCGGCATGGACTGTTGCCGAAACCGTTCCTGCAAAATGGCGAAGTTCGAGGCAAAGTCCTCAACGCTCTTGGGTATGTCTATCCAGGCGTCACCCCAGTTCTGAATGTCAACCTTGCCCTGCTGGATAAGCTCCGTCGCACGCTCCAAAACCTGCGTCAAAATCCCGCCAGACGCAGGTAAATCGGCCAGAGCCTGCCGAATATCCTCTACAACGTCCGCTGCCTCTCTGGCCTGCGCGGTGAATTGTTGCATCTGTTCACGCTGCATCTCCCACGGGGCAGCCATTTGCTCCATCATGGCGTAGGGGTCATAAATAGTCCCCCAGTACTCCGTCAGGTTCTCTGGCTGGGCAAAGTCGCGTGTTGCCAATTCCTCAGGGCTCGGCCCAATCTGTTCCATGATGACCTGGAACGTAGTCTTATGCTCTTTGGCCGCCCAGTTATTCAGAATCTCTAGGCAATCCAGCGTGTTGATCCAGCCTTCAGCCCCGCGGCTGATGAAATCCACTACCACGTTGGGGATGTCAGTCTTGACCCACAGTTCGCCCAGCTTGGCCTTCAGGTCTTCGGTCTTGGCCTCCAGCCGCTCCATTTTGGCCAGCGCATCCACCGTCGTTCCGCCAGCGTCGGCAATCATCTTCTGGCCCTGCTCAATGACTTGCGCCATGAGTTCGGCCTTAGATGTGTTCTCATCCATCTTCAGGCCAACGATGCCCAGGTTGTCCAGAATGAGCGGCGATTTACGCCCGATCCCTGTGACGATGTTGTCCCACGCCTGCGTGGTGGAAATGCCCATCGCCCGCGCGCGGAACGCGGCGACTTCCATGAGTTTGCCCAATTGCTCGGCGTTCGCCCCTAAGCCCAGCATCATGGCGCGGTTTGCGCCGAGGATGAGGTTGGTTTCGGAGATAGCCCCCTGTGAGGCTTGCTTCAATGTGTCTAGAATGGCCTGGCTGTTACCCTGATAGGCGTCAGCCAATTGCTCGAACGATTCCTTGAGACGCAACGACTGTGCGCCCAGCCTCGCCATCTCGTAGCCAGTTTGCGCCAGTTCTTTTGCGCCCCAGGCGGCGAAGGCTGCGCCAATCGCCTTCAGGCCATCAGCCAAGCCACGCATCCCACCCTGGACTTGTTTGACGCCCTGGTCAAATTTACGTGTGTCTAGCGAGACTTCGCCGACCAGACTTGCGTCTGCCCGTCGTGCCATGTCGTTTCTCCCGTATCAGATTCTCAGCGGCGATACATTGAAGATGCGCCGAGACCACCGCCCAGTCCTGTTCTGCCAGTTCCGCTGGTGTGCAGTGATAGACATCACGGCACAGAAACAACTCCAGATACTCATCTGGCAGCGGGTGACGGGTCGGTTCAATCAACCATGCCGCCACCCGCGTTTTCAGTTTGGGCCAGCTTCACTCGATTTGAATACCAGGCCGAACTGCGCCAGGATGAACTCAACCTCCTGGTCAGTCAACAACTCACGGCTCGCCTCATCGTGCGGCAACGGCAACGGTTGTCCATCCCAATCCGTCCAATTCCACTCCACGACACGCAACAGCAGGTCATCCACGTTGATACCCGCCTTGCGTTCGGCGAACGTGAGCGGTTTAATGACCATGTACGCTCCATCCCCTTGTACGGGTTGTGCATTAACCCGCTTCAATTGTCTAGCCATATCACTTCACGGTACCCTTAGTCACGTAGGGCGTTTTGAACGTTGCCGTAAGCACGATAGGGTCGGCACTATCCGCTTCTGCGCCAGGGTCATTCACGCTGACCCATTTGCCCGCGTCGCTGGTGTATTGGTACGAACCAGAACCGCCCCCCGTTGGCGACCAACGGATGTAGTACGTCGAGTTCGAGTCAATTGCGGAGCGTATCGTACCATACGGCACAGTGCCCGACTCATTGTACAGAACCTCGATATTGATTTCTCGAACCGCCAGCTTGCCCGTGGTGACCTTGCCTTTATCGCTACCAAAGACAAACACCTCGCCATCGTTGCGCACCATCTCGCCGGGGTCAACGCTGGTGGCGTAGCCTGAGATGTCGTACCAGGTGCTGTTGTCTGGCGAAATCTCCAGTTTACACGCATTACCTACAATCGCTGTCATTGTCTACCTCCTACGGCAATCTCAATATTGCCAATGTGATGTTGCCATCAATAATGTCTATTGTGAAATCTACGTTGCCATCCGCGGCGTTGGCGTAAACTGGATTAAATGGCCCGATGTATTTCGCTGTGCCACTCACCACCGAGCCAGTGATGTCTTCCAGCGCATAGCCACCGACCGTACCTGGTATGGTGATGGTGTAGTTCAATGTGTCGGTATAAGCGTTGTTTATGTAGATAAACTCACGCCCTGTGTTATTGAACTCATACGCTGTGTCTGTAGCCGTTACCGGCGTCACTACCAGGCCAGTGGTGGTGATGGTCTGTGGCGTCAACGTCACCGCGTAGGCCACCCCCCCCAGTATCACCAACAGCCAAATTGCCATCGCCAAAATTGCCCATCGCTTCATGTCACTCTCCCCACGATAATTTCATAAACGCCTCCTACATGCCAGGCTACCGTCCCATCGGCCAGTGTTTCCTGGTATTCAATATCCCCTACGCGGTGACAGTGCAACCAAGACCAACCTGACAATGACAGATTGCTGTCAGTGAGCACTGCGTCAACCGCATCGGCCAGTTGCTGCGCGCGCCTTTTGCTCATGCCGCCGTCCACCGCTTTGACCACGTACCGTTGCAACCGCGCGGCGCGCGCATTGAACGAGTAACGGTCACTGTCGCTGATAGGCTGTTTGAACAGCACCACGAACGGATAGGCCGTGTCTATGTCGCCCGCGCCGTAGCAGATTTCAGTGGCTATTGCCATAACTGCGGCATCACCCTGCAACGTCGTGACTACCGCTCGCTCAATCTCGTTCATCGCACCCGCTCTCTCGCCAGGCCAATCAACTTATCCACTTCACGCTTGAACCCATCTCGCTCTTCATCAAAGCTTGGCCTGAAAAACGGTCGTGGGGCCATGCGTGATGTACCATACTCCAGGCATGAGCTATATTCCGCGCCAACGGTAACCTCATGCAGCATGGGCCGCACGCGGTCGCTGGCAATGCTGTTGACCAGATTGCCCGTATCGGTTGCCGGCGCTTCGCCTGGTGCGCTGGCCTGATGCTCGACTTTGCCGTGACGGTAAATGCGCCCCGTTTTCGGTGGCGATTGGATTTTGATCTTCGCCCGCGTCTCGATGTTTTTCGCTGCTTTGTTGCATATCTGGTCAGCTAACTTCTCCAACGCCGCTGGCAACGCCACCAGGCGTCTGTCATCAAGCCGCACCTTGACCGTCATTTTACCCTCGCACAGTAAGCCCGTTTCGCCATGATCCACGACTCATTTTCGTTCGTACCGACCACCCGATACTCGACACCATCCGCGACAATCTTGTCATAAACGTTCACGTCGGCGTAGTATGGCAGAGTAATGACCCAGCCAGATTGCGCCCCTAGCTTCTCAGCGTAGCGCGTTGCATCCTCTGCAGACATCGGCATAACCCGACAGGATTCCGCTGTTCCATCATCCCACTGTTCATACTTTCCACCCTGACCGTCGCCAATCATACTGCGCACGTAAATCGTGCAGGTCTCAGCCAGGATGTCCTCTATCGCCTCACGCATCTGTGCCAGTTCGGTATCGGTCAACATCTGTCACTCCGAAGGATTTACATCAGTCCGCACAAAATGCGCGCGATGTAATACACCCCGCCCACGGTTTTGTCCCGCCCGGCTGCGCATCTGCTTCTCCATAACTACGGCATGGTCGAACAGAGCCTGGCGGTCAAACTGTTGCCCATCGCTTCTAAAGTTATATGCCGTTGAGTAGAATGATTGCCGCGCCAACCATACATCCGCCGCTGCACTGTACAGGTCGTAGCTACGGGCGGTGAGGTAGTAAGCCGTTCCCGCCTGGTCTGTGGTGAATACGATACGACCCTCGCCATAATCCGCCGTGTAGTCCGCAGTGCCGGCCAGGTCACCCGCCGACGTGCGCACGGCCCAGTACGCTGTGCCGCTGGTGGCTCCCTCAAAATCTCGGTAACCAGCGTAACAGGTATGATATTCAACCGTACCGCCACTGATAATGTCCGGTTGCCAAACCAGAGGCTCATTTACCAGGTAGGTGACGTTCTGGTCAAGAATGTCCTGCAGGTGGTCGTTTGAGAAATAGTTCTCGCCGTTCAGCGTAAAATCGCTTTGCCCGGCCTGCGTCAACATGCGCAACCGCGCTATCAGGTTCAACATGCCCGCTCTAGCCATAGAATTCCCTCACTGCCTGAATGACCTGATCTTGCTCTGATTCCAACATATCGCTGTACAACGGCAATGTGACCAGGCGTTGCCACTCTCGCTCCGCTACAGGCGGCGTCGGTTGATTGAACAGTGCATAATGCGTCAGCGGCTCGTAATGCACGCCACACGAGATGCCCCGTTCGGTCAGGTAATCAATCAACGCATCACGTTCATCCGCCGCGACGCGGATGACGAACAGATGCCATTGGTGGCGGTAATGCTCAACAGGCAAACCCACCGGACATGTACACAACGCCAGCTGATAGCGACGTGCTAGAGCGCGCCGCCGGGCCAACAGCGCATCGTAGCGTTCCAGTTGTGCCAGAGCGATGCTGGCCGCAATATCGTTCCAATGGCTTTTATAGCCCAACTCACGCACCTCATATCGCCAGGCGTATTGGCGGCCATTGCGTTGCCAGGTGTCGCGGTCAATGCCACACCACCGCAACCGACGCAGACGGTCAGCCGTTGCATCGTCATTGAGCACAATTGCCCCGCCATCAGGCGAGGCAATCGGCTTGACGGGATGAAACGACAAGCAGATGTAATCGCCGTAGGCCGGGCCGAACGGCGCATGGGCCGCGTCCTGAATCACAGTCAACGGCGTATCAGGCCTCGCTGAAAACGCGGGATACCCGGCGAAATCAACTGGGATGATGGCTTTCGTCCGTTCGCTCATTTTCAGCTGCACGTCCTGCCAATCCAGTGTCAAGGTGTCTTGCCTAACGTCGGCGAATACTGGCTTCGCCCCACAATACAGTACAGCCAACGCCGTAGAGACAAACGTTAAGGCAGGTACGATGACTTCATCACCTGGCCCAATACCCGTCGCCAGACAGGAGAGATGCAACGCCGCTGTCGCTGAATTCACTGTTACGGCGTGTTGCCGCGCATACGCCTTCGCCAACAATTCCTCGAATTCTCGACAACGTGGCCCGTTGCCCCACCAGCCACTACGCAGAGCCTCGACGACCATGTGCTCCTCTAAACCTGAGGGAGCAGGTTTAAGCACTGGTATCGGCATTCAACAGCCTCCAGGTTTCGTAACTGATTTCGTAGAACACAGTCCGCCGCCCATTGACCTCACGGCTCTGTCCCTCAATCAGCGTCAGGCCCAACGACTCATACAACGCCAGGATAGGGCGATTATCGTCAAACGCTTCAATCCAGATGCGATTGAGGCGTAAAATCTCAAACCCGTACCATAGAGTGCGTTGCACAGCAGTTCGCGCGTAGCCACGACCCCGTTGCTCAGGGTCAATGTAAATGCGGCCAAACTCCGCCTCACGCTTTTTCACGTCAACCGTCAATGAGCACATACCCACTGGTTGGCCGTCCGCTTCAATCATATAAACCAGGTCGTGCGGCTTGCGCGTCGCCATGAAAAGGTGGTGCGTATCTGGCGTGACGACATCGGTATTGAAAAACGAGGTCCGCGCATCTGGCTGATTGCGCCACCAAACCACCAAAGCAGTGTCCTGGTCTGAATCCGTCATCATCCGCAATCGCAAGTCCACCATTTCCATCTCCTAATGCGTGAACTGTGGGCTGTCCCCAACCAACCGCCAATGTGATGAGAGCCAGGTAATTCTGTTTCTCATGACCAGCTTGCCGACAGGGTAAATCGGCGTAACCGCTGCGATTTTGTTGAGCAACAGGCCGTCCGAAACGTGACACGCCTGCATCGTCATGGGATGCCAGGGCGGGTCAATCCTGTCCAATACCTGGCCGCGATACATCACCTGCCCGCCGTCAATGTTGCAACACGGCATCCCCTGAATGCCGTAGATGGGGCCGCCCGGCAGGTCACCGAGCTTCCAGGTGCGCCCATCCTCAGCCAACGCCCACCGCTCCGATTGCCCGTAACAGGCATTGGCTTCTGGGTGCTCATCCAGATAACCCGCTAATGCCTCAACGTAATCAGGCAGTAACACGTCATCGTCACTCAACCAGGCGATGTAGTCCTCTGGCGGTATGTTGGCGACTATGGCATTGTAGAATACGCCTGGAGGGTATCCCTGCCCAGCGTATTGGCCTACATCCTGTTCGCAAACGTGCACCACGCGCCGCCTGGTCGCCTGATCCCACAGGCTTCTCACCGCGTCACCAATCAGTTCACGCTTGTTCCACAACGTCAACACCCAGACCGCCATTCAATCGCTCCAACAAACGCTGCCTGTTACGTCCAAACGCCTGCCAAAACCTCTCGGTTCGTTGCAATGGCCGGCTGCTGACCGACTCCAAATGGTGTAGCGGCAATTCGACCTGCTTCAATACGATGCCATGTGCCTGCGCCCGCGCACAGAGTTCGACATCAGCCCAATAGGCCGGTTCCTCGAACGCCAGGTCG